GTCTGCTTGGCCCGGAAATAAACGGCATGGTCAGTTACGATCAAGACGATTTGGTATGGAACATGAACGGCAACGGGGTCGAAAGAGTAAAAGGGTATTTAAGAAGGGTTTCGGATAACGTGGACGTTTTCACTAAGGAAATTGATTTTGTGGAAATCGTTAACGGGGTTAAACAGCCTGTATTCAGTCCCGGATACCAAGGACGGGTTCAGTTCCCTTCGCCAATTCCGCCGGACACTTACAAGTGGGGAACCGAAGGCGTGAATTGTTCTTCGCCGATATATTGGAGCCAACCGTTTACTATTTCTGCGCCGGTCGTAATTGATCCGGGCACTGATCCGGGACAGCAAAACGGGGATTATGTACTTCGGTTTATGACACACGGATGGCCCGGCGATATGAAACTAGATATTGTTCCAAATGGCAACGGGTACCGGGTTACGGACTTGGTTACTTCTACGCCAAAGCCGGGTTATCACGTTGTATATGTTGTGAATGAAAAAGCGTACTTTGGGCTTGCCCGCTTGGTGAATTATCAATGGGATTTGCCTTCGCCTTTATCGGTTCGTAAAGGACAGATTAATTCGCAATTTACAGCGTTGTATATGACCGGGGGCGGTAACGCAGGGGATACAGTTACCGGTATTGATTTTTTCAATGGAAATACTTCTTACGCGCAAATAGATGTTGTCGCAGTTAAACAAAATGCATAATGGCTAATATAGTTTTAGATTCCTTGCCTTTTTATCCGCCAACATACAACCCGGAAACACAACGGGTTCAATGGATGGATCAGATTCCAAAGCCTGCGGTTATTGATCCGAATTTTAGATGGATCATGCCAAGGGGCGAAAACACGCTTCAAGAACTTGTCGATATGGGCGTGACCAATTTCACGCGGGCCGATATGAATCAACCCGGTTGGGACGAAACGCAGATCAGCGCGTTCCGTAACAAAGGTTACGGATATGACGACGTTCCGCAAACGCCAACGATGTTCAGTTTGGCAGACCGGGGGCAGGGGGCTTCTCAATGGGTATCCGCACCGGGCACCCCCGTCGTTTGGCCGATTATCTGGAATCAACGTTTTTGGAATACTCCGCCGGGAGCTACCGAACCAATGTCAGTTGAACAAGGCGCACTTCGCGGGCAGGCATATTCGGCAGAACACACGGTCGTTATCTTTGAGAACAGCGAACAAGACCATGCCATATCAAGCCATTGGCCTTTTGTGAAAGCATGGTCAGAAGCTTGGAATGCAAAAGTAATTGCCCGTTGGCCCGGCAAAAAGACACTTCGGGCATGGAATTATTTCACAGGATTTGGCGAAACGATCCGGTACAGTACCGCAGCCGAACGGAAGGCATTCATTAACAGTCCGGTTTCTTCTTGGGTAGCGAACCCGATGTTGCCGGGCGGAAATCTGGAAACCTATAACGCGGTTTGCTTCGGAGTGTATTTGCAAGCCCCTGATGATGTAAAACACATCGGGTACGATATTATTTTTCAAACGCTTGTTGCCCGGAAAGCGAATAAAGAATTGATTGTTTTCGAACAACCGGTTCACGAATGGCTTCCAAATAATAAAAGAGTTTGGAACTTACCGGAAGGCAAATTCTACTATCAAGGAAAGCTGAACATCGCACCGGGTATCGGTTACGCGATTGCTCTTTTCGGACGGGTTTTTGCTGCGGCATTCGCATCGTTCGGATTCGGCGGTAAGAGTACCAAACCGTTTAAACTCGATCCGCAATGGCACGACCAAGGGTTTTGGGTTAAGGCCGGCGATCCTGAAATGCAGTTAACCGACATATCGCAATCCCCGGTTTTTGGGCCGCGTGGATCAACCCAAGAAGTATTTGCTTCCGGCGGGCAGGAAGATATGTCCGGGTTTGCGCGTTGGTTGTGGGATCGTAGCTTCGCTAACGTAATGGGCGGTACTGATTCGTTTTTGGAATTCCGTGTGGATGGCGGGGCTTGGAGAACAATGACGGGCAATTTTGCGGATGATTTGATAAACGCTTTTTATGGCGACGGTTATTTTGTATTTTGCCGGCAATTGAATAATAAGTACGCTTACATTGTTTACAACGGCAAGGCAGAAGACAGCATTCGGCACAAAGTAGAATGGAAATCAAACGGCCAAGTCCTTGAAGGTTATATAAGCGGAACGATTCCTTTCGTATTTTATAAAGCGTTCTGATAATGGAAGTTCCCAAGCCGGTAGTTAAGTTACTTTATAACAAACAGGATTTAAGCAAGCCGATCAATAAGTATTTGGTCGAGCTTGCTTATCTTGACCGTACCGAAGTAGAATCCGACGAAATCGAAATTGTACTTGATGACAGCGAAGGGATTTGGTCTAACTCATGGTATCCCGAAAAAGGCGCAAAGCTGGTTTTGGATATTGGGTATGTAGGACAGATGACGCCTGCCGGGGAATTTGAAATCGATGAAGTAACATTTAACTATTCAGCGCGGGGGCGTAAAGTTTCAATAAAAGCTTTATCCGCTATTGTTTCCCAACCGTTGAGAACCCCTCGGAAAGAAGCTTACGAAAATATTACCCTTAAAAAGTTGGCCGATACCGTTGCGGCAAGGGCGCATTTGACCGTATCAGGCAAAATCGCAAACGTAAACCTTGGCCGGATAACTCAATTTAACGAAACCGATTTGGCGTTCCTTCGCCGTATTGCTACTTCTTATGGTTACATATTTAATGTTAAGTCCGGTAAGCTCGTTTTTACATTTATCGGAGAACTTGAAGGACGAAAGTCAGTCGATACAATCGATCCAACAAGAATGCGAAGTGTTGATATATATGACGCAACGGGTCGAACTTACCGAATTGCAAAACAGACATATTATGATGCATCAAAAGGGCAGGTTATCCAATATGACGCCAAAGGTAAATCAGGCGCAGATACGTTTGCGGATGAAAGCTATGTCGAGAACAAACAGCAAGCCGAGCTTAAAGCGAAAGCGCGTATTGCAAAAATACTAACCGGACAGGTTCGGGGAAGCGTATCAATGCAACAGGGCGCACCGTTATTAGTCGCCGGTAACAACATCGAAATTGTTCGAATCGGCAAGTTTTCCGGCCTGTATAATATTGAAGCAAGTCGGCACATTATTTCAAAGTCCGGCGGGTATACAACCGACATCGAAGTTTACAAAGTAGCAGACGTTTCAAAAGATAAATATTAAAATGAATTTAGTTGACGGACAAATCGGAATCGTTTCGGAAATAGATGCGAAGAACATGAAAGCGCGGGTTACGTTGCCGACAGATGACTTCGTTACGCATTGGCTGCATATCATATCTTGGGGCGTTTATTGGATGCCCGAAGTAAAAGATCAAGTTGCCTGTATTTTCGATGAAGAATATAATCAAGGAATCATTATCGGCATCGTAAAAAAGGATGGCGACGCCCCTTATTCCGATGCCGATACAATTGGCTTTAAAATAGGCACAGCAGAGATCAAAATAAGTAAGGCAAGCGGAAGTATCACGGTTATATCGAACGAGGCTGTAAACGTAAAATCGCCAAAAATAACTTTGGAAGCTGATGAAGTGAAAATAACCAAAAAGCTTTCGGTAGGAACTTCAATTGAAGCGGGTAGTACAATTGACGCGAAGGGCGCAATTAAATCGCTTATGGAAGTGACCGCCAAAACGACCAACCTATCAACACATATTCACGCAACAGCCGGCCCCGGAACCCCAACCACGCCGCCAACCCCCGGAACATAAAATATGGTACTCTTACAAGACATTAATACTTCGCAATGGAGCCAAGCACTTGCCGGGCCGGGCTTGGTTGTTACCGATCTGGAAGACATCAAACAGTGTCTTTATATAATCGTTGCGACCCGGAAAGGATCGGCTCCGTTCTGGTTTGATTTCGGATGCAGTTTATTCGATTGGTTAGATGAACCGATGACGGTTGCGGCTCCCAAGATTGCAAGAGATATACGGGCGTCGATTGCTCAGTGGGAGCCTCGCGCAATTGTGGAAGAAGTAACTTTTAGTTTCCAGCCGGACGGATCAGCGTTCTTTAATGTGCATTGGCACCCGGTAGCCGGAACCAAAGCCGGGGCGTCGTTTAGTACGGAATTTGGATTAAATCAGGGAAGCTTGTATCTTGTTGACAATTATAATAGAAATGTAAACACCGAATTCGGATCGTTAGAACTATAATGGATGCACCGCAATTATTCTATCAAGACCCCTCGCAAGTCATAACTGAGATTAAGGCTTTGTATGAATCTTTCCTTGGCAAAGAGATTCTTCCAGCACAGCCCGAAATGCAGATCGTTCTTGCCTTGGCAAACCGGGAAGTTAATAAAAATGCTCAAAGCGATTACGCGCTTTCACAGGTTCTTGTTGATTTTGCAGTATCCCCGATGCTTGACTATTTGGGGGCTACGGCTGGAATTTTCAGACTTGCCGCAACGCCTGCCGAAACGACCATACGTTTTACACTTGTTCCCAATCATGGCGGAATCATCATTCCGAATGGAACCCGCGTAAGCACAACCGACGGAAAGATCATGTTCGCAACATCGATGGAAACGCCCGTTTCAGCGGGAACAAATTCGATTGATGTTCATGCAATCGCTGTTTCGGAAGGTAAAAGCGGTAATGATTACATCGTGGGAACCGTTTCAGTTATCGTCGATCCGCAGCCGTTTCTTCAATCTGCTTCAAATGTGACAGTAACTTCTGCCGGCGCAGAGATTGAAACGGATACAGGACTTCGGGAACGAATCAAACTTGGCCCGTCAAGGAACTCAACGGCAGGCCCGATCAGTGCCTATAAATTCCATACACGGGCTGCAAACCCTTCCATTATTGATGTGGCGGTTACGAGTCCGTTTGCCGGGCAGGTAAACGTTTATCCGTTGATCCGGGGCGGGGTTGCTACTCCGCAATCGGTACTTGATGCAGTTAGCGCAGCTTTGAACGACGAAGAAGTTCGTCCGCTAAACGATAAGGTAGTCGTAGCAAGCCCGGTTCGTCTTCCATATAGCTTGACGGTTAACATCGTGCTTCGATCCGGGGCAATCCAAAGCAGTACTGTAAAACGTGTTACTGATGCGTTAATTGCTTTCTGTTCTGCAAAAGCAAATAAGCTCGGCGAAGATATAACAGTCTCACAACTTACCGCCGCTGCAATGAACGAAAACGTTCACTCAATCAACTTCGGCGGATTTAGCGATCTTATAGTCAACCCGATCAGTTTCCCGGTCTGTACGGGCATTTTTACAGGCACAATCACGTATGAAAATCTGAATGCATAATGGCTGAACCAATTATTGCCAGTGCGTTAAAAAACGCCAAACATCTTTCAAGCGTTGATACGCTTGCTAAAATGCGGTTTGATGCAATCGACACAGGGAAGCTTCTTGTATCGTTGTTCGATACTGTTGACGCCCGGCTTCTCGATTTCTTAGCAAGTCAGCTTGATATGCTTGGGTATAACGGTTGGATACTTGCCGAGACTGAGCAAGAGAAACGGGAGCTTTTAAAAGGGGCCGCACACTTGCACCGGATCAAAGGCACCCCCGGCGGTATCCGCGAAGTAGTTAAACGATTGGGGTTTTTGGACGTGGTAATCGAAGAAGGTTGGGAAAATTTTACCGACGATTCGCCGCAACCTGAAATAAATCCTTGGGCATATTTTAGGGTTCTTTACGTTCTTCCAGCAAACAAAGGCGTATCAGAACAGCTTGCGAATAATCTGATCGGTTTGATAAATGCATACAAGCCGGTACGTAGCAAACTTGCCAATTTCGGATTCAGGATCAGCGGGCAGGGCGAAGGTTTAGAGATAGGGGAATCAGTAACAATAAATATCATAACAGTATGACATCGGCATTTAGCGTAAAAGGGTTTGTTACCTTAGATATTATCAATATTGAAACCGGCGAAGTATCCCGCATCGAAGATCAAAATTTAATTGTAGCTACCGGGTACCAATACATTGCGGATAAAATATCGGGTTTCGGTACGCCCGGCGAAATTGATAAAATTCATTTCGGAACAAACGGTTCAGCAGCAGCGGCAGGCGATACTTTGGCAAAGATGAACAACGTATTTACCAAGTCGCTTGATAACGTTAGCCGAAGTTCACAACCCGCTTACGCCGGCATTGTGTATAATTTTTCTTTGGGGCCGAACGAAGCGAACGGATTAAACATCCGTGAAATGGCTTTAAGCTTTCCCGATCCGATTGCGCCTACTACTAAACTGTTTTCAAGATTTGTACGTGCCAGCATCATAAAAACAACGGCAATCCGCATTGAAGGAAGTTGGGCAATTGCAGTGACTCCTTCGTAAACAAAAAGAGCCGGAAAGCTCCGGCCCTGTTTGAGGATTACTAATCGAATATACTGCACTGACTTACAGTTCAGGATCGTTTTTTATCTTATCAAGATATTTCAAAACGTCATTTCGTGAAGTGTCCCTTTGTTCGTTATAGGATGCCATTGTAAATTCCATAATGCCCCGACCGCCGGAATAGTTAATATTGTGAATCGGAACGTTCCGGTACCCAAGGGCAGAACGCAACCGGTTCGCAATAGCTCTTACGGCTTTTGCGTCTTCGTCCGCCATTCCTGCATCTGCCAGCCGGTCAAGTTCTTCCGAGATCGGCCAAATAATTTTAGCGGTTTTGTTCCGGTCTTCGGTAAGCTCCAAGTCTCCTTTCAGAATTTCGTTGAGCATCACGGTTACGGTTCGCCCGATGATTTGTGCCGCGTTAACAAGTTCATCCATCGGTAAAAGCTCAATCGGATTACACATGATATTCCAGAACCGATAAGACTTACCGGGTTCCATCCGTTGAAACATTTCCTTGAATGGGAGTCCGTTTGTTACTCCGCCATCGACAACGATCTTGTATTCGCCGAAGTTCTGCGCGGGCATAATGCCGGGCATTGATGTGCTTGCAGTAATGGCCGCACAAAGATCAGCGGGCCTGCCCTTGAAGTCTTCGGATGAATGCTGTTTGCTCTTACCGGATTGCAGGGAAACCGTATTGAAAAACATCGGAATATCAAATCCCGGCTTTTTCTTTTGAAGTTCAAACAGGATATTGTAAAGCCCTTTGTTTGTCATCAAGGATGGAACGTTTTTCAGCTTGAAAACATTTGCAAGAATCTTCATCCATGAAACAGTCAGTTTACCGTCTGAAATCTTCGCCAAGCCGGGTTCAAATATGTTCCGTGACCCTTGTTCGTACGTGAGCCTGTAAAGTAGTTCAGCTTCCTCAAAAAAGCCCTTGGATATTAAATACGCAACGAGTGCCCCGGTCGATGACCCGCCAATCATTTCGAACTTGTATCCGGCCCGCTGAATATTCATAGCGGTATCCCAAGCCCAAATTCCAATCGCACCGCCCCCGCTGATCGTTCCAACGTTAATGACGGAAGGATTCTGCAAAATGTTTGAATGTACGTCACTCATGATTGTAAAGAGTCTAATTCCGCGTTGATCCTTTCCAGCTCTTTTTCGTGCATTGCTTTATCGGCAAGCAGAGTTCTTTTAGCTAACTCCGTAGGTTCAACCCACTCATAACTAAAAGCATCAAAGCCTTTGGAAAATTCTTCGGCTTCTTCTTGTGTGGCGAATTCTTTACCGCCAAGTACGTGCGAACGTTGATCGTTCCATTCGACGTATGCCCAACATTTTTTAGTTGGATGTTGTAACACTGATCGTATCATCATGATTGCACTGCGCTTCCGGTTGATAATTGCCACATAACAGAATGTTTCAGCATACGAACGTTACGCCGTCCCCAACCTTTAAGCTGTTTACGGTCGTTTTCATCGTTCTTGCCGTTTTGCGTAATGTCTACGTAATAATCCCCCCGACGTTCGCAGAAGTCCCAAAGGCTGCATCTATACGAAGCGGCAAGAGTCATCGGCCCGACTACGCCATCGGCAGACACTCCGAATACTTTTTGCGCTAACTCAATGCCCCCCGTTTGTCCGTGATTAATCATGCAGTCAATTACGTAAAGGCGTACGTGCGGTGCAAACTGTTCCAGTTTGTAGGCGTCCCAAAAATCTTTTTTGTAGATCATCAAGGCTTCGGCTTTGGTCAAAGCGGGTATATTCAAATGTGGGTAAGCCATGACGGATATACCATATTTGGTTCCGACTAGCTTACCCACACCTACTATTCCCGATGTCCAGTTTCCCCGATCTGATCTTGATAAAGATAGTTTGCCTTCGATGGCTCCTACCTTTTCCATACAGAATTCGAAAGTCATAGTCAGTCAGATATAATTATCGTTGGATTTATTTCAGGTAAAGATAAACTATCTTTTTCAATTACAGGCTGTTTTACCGCTTCAATCGGTCTGATATGAAAGCGAATAGGGGCAAATACAAGCGGTCGTTTCTTTAATTGCAGGATTGCGGCATAAATATCTTCCAGTCTATCCCCGGTATTTTCCATCCTTGGGATCGTGACTTCTTCTTTGATAGTTGTAGTCTTTTCGATTACAGTCACTTTCTCGACGATTTCAACATTTACGGCGTCCTTTTCCCTTTTTAAAGAATCGATTTCTTTTTGTGTTGATTTATTCGATTCGACTACTTTCTTGATTGGGTCTTCGGGTAATTTCAGATACACGGCTTGCTTTTTGCGTTTTGAAGTCGATTGTGAGTACGATTCGATGTTGACCGCTTGCAAAAGCATAAGCATGGCTAACACAACCAAGGATAATCCGCAGGCGAAGGAAAGGGAAATTGAAAGTCTCATTTGGGCAGTATGTTTTCGATTTGGTTGGTAAGATTTTCGTTCCGTTTAGACTTTGATTCAAGAATTCGGTCTGTCTTTTCTGAACGTTTTATTTTTACATCGACCAAAGTACGAATTTCTTTCGCTTGCTCCAACTCCGCACGATAATCTATAATACGCTGACGGTTAGTCGAATCGATAGTGAATTGCATTCGGGCAATGATCGGCTTCCACAAAGCACGTTCTTCCAAACGGGCACTATCTTTCTCCGCAGATAATGCTTTGTTATCGAAATACAATTGCCGTGCCACGTACCCCTCGACGAATACGCACACAATCAGAACGAGAATTAAAATCCGCAACAAGGGATTAAGCTTTGCTAGTGCGGCAAAGAACGCATCAAATAATTTGGGTATTGCTCTTAGCGGCATGGTGTGGCGTTATTCGTAATATGTAAATTTAATTACCTTCAATTAAATAACTACTATGCCGATTGAATTAATTTGTCTACAAAAAGAAACAGACCGTAGAAGTACGGCCTGTTAGCGTTTAAATAAGCTTTTCTTGTTTGGCAAGTTGTTCCATCGTTGCCAGAATTGGAAGCCGGACATCAAGTTCGAAGTACCTTCGTTTAACAAAATTCCATTTGTTGTCCTGTTTTTGCTCAATTCGTGCAACATTTTGCCCGAAACTTTTCTGAATTGTGATCCGAACCGTGTCGGATAGGGGGTGAATTTTCATAAAACTATCCAGTCGTTTGATATGGCGTCTTCTTGTGTGATCCAAACCCGCTCTTTTACCACGCCGTCAACTGAAATTTTAATTGACATTTTGAACAGATCGTAATTCCTTTTTGAATTTTCCAGAAAGTCCGGGTGCGTAGTATCAAGCGTATCGGGTATGTTATCATTGTCTTTGTCGTAAAATGCGACTTTTCCTTCCGGCCAACTTTCGCGGCGGATTGTCTTACCTTGCATCAACGATACTTCTGCGGTTGTGTAATTCATTTTCGTATTTATGAATGATTGATAATACTTTTTTATAATTCTCGACGGTACGTGAATCCCGGATTGCCCAACGAAGATCAAATTCTTTTTTCGGATAGCCGTGCTTCATGAATACGTCAAGGGCTTTTTCGCCGAAAAGCGAGGCGGTCGGCTTACCGGGTGCGGGCACCTTCTTCTTTTCTGCGGCAAGCATCTTGTACCATTTGTCCAAGCCTTTCGGTTCGGCTTTTTTCCAGAAATAGGCGCAATTCGGTTCGACTCCTGCTTCCAGCATAACGGCGGACATCTTCAAGCCCAAGGCTTCGCAACGGGCGAACAGTTCTTCGGTTAGTGTCATTTTGCTTTCCCTTTCTCTGCCGAAGCTTTTAATTGTTGACTAAGCTTTTTACGGACATTCTCCATCTGATGACCATGTATAAGATATTCATTGTTTTCCTGAATCGCTTGTATGTGCGAGATTGGAAGGGACGCTTCGTGCCGTTTTTGTTCCCTGCGGGCTTTCTCTTGTTCTTTCTGCCAAGCCCTTCTCGATTTGCGATTAGGTGCGGCAAATCGCTTTACTTTTTTAGTTTCGACAGCCGTGCCGGTTGCTTCTTGCTTTTCCATATCGCCAACCCACTTTTGGTATTCTTCGGAATAATCTTTATCAGTCATTTTTATATTCGATAACAGTTTTAAATTTTTCACGCCATTCTTTTTTATACTTCTCGATTTGTTCATCGGTCAGTACAAGCCCTGCTTGAAACTTCAACGGGACGGCATCGCCGGGCGAAAACTGATGAAGAACAACTTCGTCGTGAATGTGGCGGCTGATTCGAACCGTAGAATCTACGCGCCTGTCGGGATTTGCTTCAAGCCAAGCCGCGATTCTTTTTTCCGTTTCGCTTGTGTCGCCTGAATACCCCCTAAGCAATTCTTGAATCTGTCCGTCGGTAGCATTGGTATGCCAATTATTTTGCGAAACAGATTGCGGTTGATAGCGTTTCTTTTTCATAAGCTGTCCGAGATTTCAGGAATTTTCATCCAATGGGTAGGGAAATTGTCGTATTGAATACGATCCCCGTAGCCATCAATCCAGTTCGTTCCGTCGTACATAGCGGTAAAACAGTTCAACGGATAGCCGCCTTTCTTGCAAGCCCATACCCAAGTATTTTCGGGTACTTCAATGACGGGTTTCAGTTCGCTTTCGATCTGACTATTAATAACCGCCGACGCAATTTTCTTTACAATCTTAAAAAACTTTTTCATTTCTCTTGCTCGTTTAATGGTGATGTAAAATAAGGGAATCATTATTTAACAAGCAAGAGAAATAAATTATTTATTTTCTGAATTTCGTAGCCGCCCAAGTGATTGCGGCCCAAATGATGAACAACAGGACGCCCGCAGCTTGGCAGATATTCACGACGGGAACCAATGCCCAAAGAAGTTCACGTTTGTCCGGCTCCTTGTGATAAGTTCTGTCGAACCAAATGTTGAACATACAAACGATGCAAAAACTTGCGATGTACGAATAAAATCCGATTTCTGGTAAACTCATGATTAGTCTTTTTTATAGTAAGATGATTCGAAACTTTTAGCTTGAAGCGGCAAGCCTTCCGCCCAAGGGATCGGGAAACCCATTATTTCATTAACTTCGTCAAGCGACCCCATACCGAACGGGACTTCGGATACGGTTTCATCATGTACGTGAATTACGAGGTTATACCCCGCGTCGTTCAAACGAAGCATAGCAACACCCAAACAGTCCCGCGCAATTTTCTGAACAATGTTTTCAGTCACTTTTCCGCCGTAGGTATCGACCCAAGACCATTGATTCGTGATCTGATCGAGTCCCTTATACCGGATTCCGCGCTTCGTACGGGATTTTTGAACATCCGAATGAAATCCGCCGTAAATATCGCCGCCTTGCGTATTGACTTTGGTGTTCTTCCATTCGGAGAAGATGATTTCTGCCCCGACATAAACTAACACCCCGCCCGATGGCATTTTCACATTCAAATTCCCGTTACGGTGCCAAAACTTAATGCCTTTAACCGTGCTGAAAACTTGTCCGGGGTTTTCAATTGCACTGACCGCCGCATTATCGAACGTACGCCAAAGGGCAACAATTGCGGGATTCGCTTCGCGCCAAAGTCTTACAAGTTCGGGAAGTTCGTCTTCTGTCAGTCCGAATTTCAAAGCTCCCATTGTAATCAGTGCCCCGGCTGCACCTTGGTACCCAAGGGCAAGTTCTGCGACTTTTCCCCGTTGGCGAAGCGCGTAATTTTCTTTACCTTCCGCAATGGTTTCAATCGGAACTTTAAACATAGCACTTGCGGAAGCTTCGTAAATTTTGCCGTGCGTACGGAACACTTTCATTCGCCATTCTTCACCGGCAAGCCAAGCAATTATACGCGCTTCAATGGCTGAAAAATCCGATATTATAAAGCGGCTCCCGGATTCAGGTTCGAAAGCTGTCCGTATCAGTTGGGAAAGGATGTCGGGCACATTACCGTAAATCATTTGCAGAACAGAAGCGTTCTGTTCCAGCACGATTTTTCGTGCGACATCAAGATCGTCGATGCCTTTCTTGTGATCGATCCTAAGTTTGTTCTGCGGCAGATTTTGAAGCTGAACCCGCCGGCCTGCCCACCGGTGCGTACGACTTGCGCCAACGAACTGAAACAACCCCCGTGCCCGGCGATCCGCGTTAACCCCGTGCCGCATTGCGATGTACTTCTTGATGGAAGTTTTCGCCATTTCCTGCCGGATTTCGAGTACCCTTGCTACGTCGGCATTATCCACGTATTCGATGGCATCTTTGACGGTTGCTTTTTTAAGGTCTTCGAGTTCTTCGCCATTTAGTTGCATCCAAGAAAGAAGCTGCGCCGTGCTGTTAGGGTTGGCAAGGCCGGTTATTTCGATAGCTTCTGCCCGCAGCTTATCCGTGTATTCATCATTGAATTGAAGCGCATTGACAATCAGATCGGTATTGACCTTAACGCCGGTTGCGTTGATCTTCTGGTCAAGTATCCAGAGCTTACGGTCGAAGTCGGTTATCGGATAGTAAAGACAATGTTCCCGGATTGCGTTTTCTACAACGACATCCTGCTTGCAATACTCTTTGAACCGTTCCCATTTTTCAGGGCTATGTTCCGGCAAATTCCGGGTGCGCCCGCCGTTTGTTTTTGTCGGTTTGCAAGGAATGGAAAAATACCGGATCAGCGCAGAACCTTCCGTCGATTTCTGTTGCTCCAATCCGATAGCTTTTGCCGCTCCTGCTAGTGACATCGGGTACCCCGCCATTCCTGCCCGTACTGACGTGCATTCCCATTGATCGACGGGAAGTTCCATATCGAACTCTTTGGACAGACAGGGGATTTCAAACGGGGCATTGAAGGCGGTTTTCAGTGTGTTCTTGTTCTTTAACTCTTTGCGAACCCACTTTGGAATTTTGTCTTCGTAAAAGTCAATCAGTTCAACGTGCCCGTCTTCATCGTCCCAAGAATACGCAAGCATAAGAACCTCAAAGTCGGGAGCCTCAATATATTTGTATACTCCGCCCTTGATAAGGTCATAGGAACTATACGTTTCGATGTCAATTGATAACGTTCTCATAAAGGTTTTGCTAGTCCGAGAATTGCCCATCCTTCTTTCAAGCCGAAAACTCCTTCTCGCAGGATATAAGTAATTAAGCGAACTTCCCGGTTCCCGGTGAACAGTATTTCACTGTCGTAATCAAGTACAACTTCATCAATATTAAGCAGGTCGCCAACTTCGAAATCGCGGTCATCCCGACGAAGTTCGAAAGGTTTCGATCCGTCCTTAACGTGTTTGAAATACTCGCTATGGCATTTAAGATCATGTGTTTTTCTCATTTCTTTTTCTTTGCGGCTTCCGCCCGTAAAAGATCAATATTCTTGTAAATGTATCCCCGAACCCCTGTCGGCGCACGGTTGTTCTCATGCAGCCAAAGAAGGTATTCGGCGGGTACATTTGCTAATTTTTCGCCTTGGTATCTACCGGAAGGCATAAGGTCATTATCGTTCATGCTAAAAGATCGTGGATTTGGTCAATTGAATAATTTTCGCCCAATGCGCTGATCTGATCCATAAGAAGCTGAATCGCTACGCTGTCTGTGCGGTAACTTAATTCTTTTCCGTCGAGCTTTGCGATCTGGTAAAGATTGAATTCGTTTTCAAAATTCTCGATTGTCTTTTTCTGATCTTCAACTTTTTGTGAAAGCTCGAAATTTTCATGATACATTTTATCAATCTTGTTTTCAAGCGATCCGATTTGCTGTCGAAGCTGTTCGATTAGCAAGTCTTTGGGGGTTCTTGTGATCTGTTCCATAGCAGTAAAAAATAAGGCCGGTAGGCTGTCCCAACGGCCTTATTCTAAATTTATAAGGTTGTTTTTAATCAATAAGGAATATCGTCATCGTCATCCACGGGACGTTTCTTCTTTTTCTTTCTGACCGGTTCTTCGTCTTCGTCATCATCCGCCGGACGTTTTTTCTTCTTAGCTGGTTTTTCGTCAAAGTCATCATCAAAGGCAGCCGACGGGCTTGTTCTTCCGCCGCCAAGGGCTTCGCCGTCCTTCCAAAACTGAATATGGTTGATGTAACGACCAAGCATCTTTTGTCCTTCAAACGACATCGGAACGATGCTTATTTGGGCGCGAATGTAACAGCCCGCATAGATTTCTTCCGCGTCAAGAATTTCGTTAAGCTCACGGTCAACAAGACCCGGCATGTTCTTCGATGTCAACGGAATGTAATAATGCCCTGCATAATTTTCGTCTTCATCGTCGCGGTCATCGCCATCACGAAGCACAATCAGCTTTTCCTTTTTCGGAGCTTTTCCGCCCCAAGGTTTGTATTCAGCAACGCCATAAGCGACAGCATCTTCGACGCAATCTGTAATTTTTTGGATCGTTGCTTTATCCGTCTTTTTAATCAAGATGTCAAGCGCATACTTGCCGTCTTTGTTTTTCTTTGCCAAGTACACGTATGATGCCCTGACTACTCCGGTTGTTATTTGAGCCATTTTATAAAATTGATTTTTAAAATTATATTAAATAAAAAATATTTTGACGTACTCTTGTTCGGATACTTCCCGACAGTCGGAAGGAGCTTCGTATTCGCTTTCTGCTAAATTGTGAGTATTGCTGATATTGACTTGAAACCCGTAATAATCGGACTGATTCACTATCGAATATCGATCAAAAGCGGGAAGTATGGTTTTAAGCTTTACCGCTTCTTGCAATTCGAACAATACATCAAGACTATGTTCGCAGTTATCAATAATATCTTTAATCTTCTTACCTGTTTCCGAATCTTTCTTGGTTACAAAGTTTTTCATGATTGTTCGTCTTTAAATCCGTCACTGAACACGCTTACTGAACTTCTGTACACAGGCCGGGGGTCTGATTCAGGCACAAGCGTAGGTGCCCCGGCTGGTTTAATTATTAAGTCTTTAAGGATTTCTTCAACCCCGTTTTTCCCGATAAGCTTTTCCATCGCGGTAATGCCTATCAAATCTTTCTTGTATAGTTCGTCTTCTTTATACCCTTTTTCAAGCACGGCAGCGGCCACTTTTTCCGTATCCTTGTACATTCTGCTACTCTTGCCATGTACGAGCTTGTAACCCGGTAAAACATCGCCGTCAAGGGCATCTTTTAGCGCACTATCTTTCAACGAATTTACCCAATCGACAAGAAGCGGGCCTTGACGGATTGCTTCTGCTTTCGCTTCGGGTGAAAGAAAGTTTGAAGTTTTGAAAGCATGTCGGGTCAATTCGAGATTGAACTTCGCAAGTGCTTCGCAATCCGCTTTGCCCCGACAGAATTTGCAATGGTCGCCGGGCACATATTCGCCTTCGCCTTTGAAGGCAAGCAGTGCTTTCGGTACAAGAACCTGATCCGCCCAATCAAGAAGCTGTAATATGGTTTTTGTATCCGTGGTAATGCTGTCAAGTCGCGGCTGGTAAATGGTCATCCGAATATACTTGAATTCATAAATCAGATCGTGAGCATCGTACGCACCAAGCGCATAAAGATACAACTGTTTGTTTTCGACCGCTGATACCGGAACGCCCTGTCCGTACTTCAAATCGATGAATTCAAGATACTTTTTGCAAAGGATAATCACATCGCCCCGGCCAAATCCTTTCGGAACCCAACGGGACATATTAAGCCGTTCTTCAATGTAAATCTTCGCCTTTGGATCAACGGCAAGGGCTTCGGCATACCGTTCCAAAACATAATCACGATACCCTTCGCAATGACGAAGCATATCCGCATTGTAGAAACGGTTCAGCTTGATCTTTTCGATGTCGTATTTGATCTTCTTGCGGCTGACCATATTTAAGGCTTGCTTTATCAAACAATCCCCAAGGGAGTGCGCGACAGTACCTTCTTTGGCAGCTTCCCCGGCGTTGTCAGGGAAGTTGCTTTCGAAGTGAGCGGACGGAGTACACGCAAGCCAACGGTGTGCGCTCGAAGGCGATAAAAAAGCGTGTGCCGACATAATTACTTAATTTTTGACAGCTTGGTAAAGAAAGGAATAAGGTCTTCTTTTTTCAGCTTGGCAACGGTAGCCGCTCCGAAGTCATCAAGCAAGGCTTGCACCTTTGCCTTTTTGCCTTTTTTGGAAAGTGCCGAAACCTTCTCAGCGATGGATTCACGGGAAACTTCCGGTTCGTCGTCATCGTCATCGTCATCGGATTCTTCTTCCGCATCGTCATCGTCTTCATCTTCTTCCGGTTCAGGCTTTTTCTTACCCTTTGCGGCAGGAGCGGCTTTTTTCTTAACCGATTTTTCTTCCGGTTCGTCATCGTCTTCATCTTCGGTTTCTTCCGGTTCAGATTTAACGACTTTAAGGTTCTTTACCGGGTTCTCTTTTGTAACTTTTACCGTGCCGGTAAGGACGGAAGCGATGGCAGATAATTGTTCCGGCGTAACGTCTTCGATTGTAATTTTCATAATACTGTTTTTGGTTGAAATTTTAAGATGTTATTCGATTAGTACGGTGGCAAATGTAATACAAGAATTTTAATCTGCAATACTTTTTAAAAAATAATTAAAATATTTTTCAAGATGTTGCAAAATAAACATTTGTGATTATATTTGCCCGACATTAAAACTTTAAAATCATGCAGGAAACACGGGGGCGCAACAAGAAGCCCGACCACGCAAAGAAAAAAGCACATCCGATCTATGCCACGGATACAGAATGGCAATCCATCAAAGACAAGGCGACCGAACGCGGTTTGGAAGTCAGTCCTTTTATCATCCAAACCGTTATACAATCATGAATAAATTTAAACAGCAAGTTGCAATGCGCGTATCTGAGGAACAATGCGAACGTGATATTGAAGATTATCTTGAATCCTTGGGCTACGCAACGGCAAATTTATATCAGAACAAATACAAAGAATATAATTTGCTTGTAACCCGTATTCAGGAAAATGAGTGTTATGCGAAGAACATACACGTATCCCATGCTGAAACTAAGCTTCATTATTTCATTAAAGAGTATAATCCCGCTTTGTTTCTTGCCATCGCTGCGATGACGGAAGGCAATGATTTTATCGTCGGAGAATATGCGGTTCATCAGCCAAAAAACGAATGGCCTTGTCTGGTTCAGATTCAAGAAGTTTTACCGAATGAATACATTGTAAGTTGCGACGCCGTAAGTTCCCCTGTTCTTAGAAAACATCTTCGCAAACCGTCACTTGAATTTCTGGTTGAGGAACTGTCGCCAAAGCGGGACGAATCGATTCTTGACCCCGAACGCCATTCCCTGCCAGAGGACGAATTCGAAAAGGATGTGAAGCTTGGAGTGCCTGCTTCGCAGTCTTTGCAATTTGATCCTGAAAAGTTCTTGCCTGAAAACGCTTCGATGGAAAAGCCTTGGGAACTTCGTCCGCAATATTACCGGGGCAAGGACGATCCGTACGAGCCGATAAAAGTTATCCGGGCTTGGGACTTGGGCTTTGAGCTTGGGAATGCTGTAAAATACATAGGCCGCGCAGGGATCAAGACCGAAGACCCGACGGAAGATATTAAAAAAGCAATTACATATCTTAAAATGTACTTGGAAAGATGATGACAGCCGTTCAAATACTCGTAAAGAATAGTGCGTCGCCTGAACTCCGGTCATCAGGTGAAATCATACTTGCCGCAATGAAAGAATATGCCGCGCAAGAAGTGCGGGCCGCGCTCAACAAAGCGGCAAGGGAATTGAACACTTCGCAAAGTGATTCAGGCATTCAAGAAGATATTATGAATACTAAATTCGAACTGCTATGAAAGACAGAATAAGGATCGTTGGTCGATCCAAAAATCGAAGAATTATAATTGAAGGATTGGAAGACGGGCAGTTCGGCATTTTATTCAAAACGATGCTTTCCGAGCTTCCAAAAGACCCGGAAACCATTTTGCCCAACGTTGTTGTTCACAAGAGCAAATTACGTAAAACCGTTTTGAAACTGACTGAAACCGGCCTTCGCCAATTGCATGAAGGTCTTTCCGAAATGATTAAACATTTAGATTCATGAGAAAACTACTAATATCCGCAGCCTACGGGCTACTTATTGCTTTAATGCTTCTTTATGTCGCTATGCTGGTACTGCATGTTAACGGTAAGCATTTGCACGGGCAACAAATTGGACTTCTTTACGGGATCGACGCTGCGATCTTTCTTTTGGCTACGATTATACTGCGATCCGACTACGACAGATATTTTTTAAGATGATAAAGAAAGTTCATTTCCGATTGAATTTAGGACTGCGCTTTGTCATCCCCTGCGGGGCACTTAACAACTTTGAAAAAGGAACAGTTATAGGGCACACGGAGCGGGTCGATCTTGTAACTTGCAAGCGATGCCTTCGAAGCATTGAGATTTTAAAAAGAAAATAAATATTTATTTCTCTTGCTTATTAAATAAACTATACCGTACTTTGATGCATCATTAAAACAACAAGCGAAAATGAAAACTTTTGAAGAATGTAAGCAGGAAGTAGCCAAGGAATACGGTTTCGAATCTTTTTGGCATTTGGAAAAAAGATACCCGAAGGCGATTTACGGATACTACGAACATGCGGCGAGAATGTACGCCAATCAGTCGAAGCCGGATTATTCCCCGGAATACCTTGACTTCATCAAGAAGCACGGCGTTAAGAATCTTACCGGCTCCGAATCTGAACTTCTGCAAGTGCTGGTTAAGCACAAGATCGGCGGGTTTGAGAAGATTGTTAAGCTTTACCGGGATTGCGTCGCCGGAACTTACCCGAAGCAGAACCAACCTTTATTTTTGGAAAACGTTGAACGTGGTTTAGACGAAAAAGATATATGATAACGCTATTCGAAGATTTATCCGACGAAAAGAAGGCAAAGCTTATAGAAGCCTTTGACCGATTTAAAAAACTGGAACTGGAAGTCGAAGCCATCAAGCAAGCATCGAAAAGAACAAGCCCGTTCCCCGGTACGCTTAACGGTTTGCTGGTTGCGTCGAATCCGACGGTCGGTATTCATCTTTACCGGGACGTTTTTACAGAAAAGCATCAAGAAGAATTACGGGAAGCAGGCCGTAAAGCTCATGAAGCCGCTGAATTATTTGCCCTTGCAGTAAGTCAAAACGCAGAAGAATTTGTACGAGAAATTAACCGGCTTGATACTGATTTTAGAGAAGCGGGTTTCGGTTTGGAAAGTTTTAACGAAACGATCCGGCTTGATATGCAAAAGCTTGTAAATGCTATAACCAAAGTAAAAGTAGAACACCCAAAAAGGAAAATTCCTTACCCCAAAAAATACAAAAGAAATCGTTGGTCATGAAAGCACTTTATATCCCGCGACATCTTACCGAGAAGGAAAAGAAGCTTTCGTTCGAAAAGCTTAATAAACGGTTTAAAATCGTATTCGAGCCGTACGAGGGGCACCCGCTGCACGGGAAAAGACGGTTCGCTGTCGGGGCTTACTCCCTTTACAAGTATGTAGGTCATACCAACGCATTTACAGCCATTTTGGGGGCTTTAAAATCTTTGGATGATAAGTTTAGCATTAAGTTTAGAAAACACGGTATAGTTGAATTTTATTATAAATAACAAGATGGAAGAAACAATCGAAAGTTTTAAAGCAAAATGGATCGGTAAGAAGGTGCTAATTATCGGGGAACATCCACACAAAAACAAAGTAGGTGAAATAATCGATTTTCGTCGCACTGTCGTTTGCGGTTGGGGTTTGGTTGTAAAATCCGGCGATGAAGAATTTTTCGTTTTTAAAGCACATAACATGAAGGTTTTAGCATGAACAAGCATAACCTGCCCGAACCGCTTTGGGCGAAAATACAAAACGTGGCCGTAGGAAGTCAATATACGGCAGATGACATTGCCCGGTATTTAAAGGGCGAACAAGGGCTTCAAATACATAAAAATCGGCGTCCGTCTTTTGCTGACGCCTGCAAACTTTTAGACAAATTAGAAGAATGAAAAAGTTCGAAAAGCAAGTTTATCGCCATACCCGTGCCGATGGCAGCGTGACCTTTACCGCAGGCGTTGAAACAGAGGAACCTTGGTTCTTTGGATTGTTCACTTCAAAAGAAACGCACGTCGTAGATATTTATATTCCTTGCCATTTCGGTGAAAATGTGCCAAGGATAGGCACTTCAATTTCGGAAAGTTCGTCTTGGGGGCACCCTTTCCAGACTTACGAGGAAGCAAACGACGCAGCTTATCATGCCGAAAACGAAATGAGAAACAGCTATTTACACAATCAAATTTTAAAATCTGAAAAAGTATGAGTTTTGTAAAAGTTTTATCGATTATTATCTTCTGCATCTTTTTAGGTGCGGGTTTAACGTTGGGTCTGTTTTTGTTCTGGAATTTTGGCGTATGGTGCGGGGTATTCGAAGAAGAATGTACTTTAAGAGAATGCTTGTTTTACGGTACTTGCCTCGGGGTTTGGAGATTTATAATAAGAATAGGAAATGAATATCGGAAAAGCCTTTAAAACGATCCGGGAAACGAAAGGCTTGCAGCAGAAGTATGTTGCAATGCAAGCCGGGATCAGTCAGCAACACCTTTCGGACATTGAGCGAAATACTGCTTCGCCGCGACCTTCAACGATGAATAAACTTTGTGCAGCCCTTGACGTTAGTGCAAAGCAAGTGTTCTTTATATCCATCTTCGAAAAATAATTTGTTTATTTCTCTTGCTTATTAAATAAATAGGTGCGTACTTTGAAGCATCATTAAAACAATCGAATATATGTTTTTTATAACCAAGAAAGATTCAGAAACCGGCAAAAAGTTTGCCGAAATGCTGGAAAAAGTTAAAGAGTGCCGGGACGCGCAAAAAGCAATGTCCGAGAAATACGGCTTCGAGGAATATACCGATGATTGGGACGGCGTAGGTCGCATCGGTTGGGTTCGGGGTTTCAAGAACAATGTCTACGACAGCAAGATTTGGAAGATTAGCGCACCGAAGCACGGCGGATATGCTCCGCGTATGAAGACTAAGGAAGGCCGGGCGGTAGCACAGGAATTTTCTGAAATGCCTTTCATCCGCAATTCAGAAATTAACAAAATAACCAATCCGACGTTACCGCCGTGGACGCGAATCGGGGTTCGTGTAGGGAATGACTATTACGGGTTTAAAACGTTTGAATACGAATTGACCGCCCCCGAATGGAAAGCCCCGGCAGATTGCGAAGAAGTACTTGAATCAAAATTTAAAGAACTATTCAAATGAAATTGTATATCTTTTTAGGCCCGGCAGGATCGGGCAAAACAACAGCGGCCCGGAGCTTTTTCGACCCTGCATACAGCCTACTTTTAACAGGCAATGTTCATGAAGGCGTTCAATGCGAGACGTCTAAAATCATCATCGACGAAATTACCAAATCGAATATGGAAAAAGCGGCGCGATGGATTGCGGAGCGAAAAAGCAAGGACGTCTTGGTAATTGCCATAACGCAGGAACCAAGAGTCGCCGAGTATTTGATGCATTGTAATTCGACAGTACCTATCCGTAAAATTCTGCATTTTGCAACAGCAAAAGAATACATAGAAGGTTGGGAACCAAAACTTGACGATGTTTTTGGGCGCAATGATTCGCCCGTGATGACGGTTAAGGATGCGATAAAGACTTTCCAAGAGGCTGCGGGATTTCTTCAAAACCCGTTCGGTAAACCGATTGAGCTTGACGGGCTTAGAGAGAACGTTTTGCAGGAGTGGCCGGAAAAGCCGGAAACGATTCAGCAATTTATACAAGGATGGAAGGCGAGTGTTTATACGAAGCTTAACGTCGAGAAGCTGACGTTCAAGCAAAAGAATATCGGTCTGGATACGCTCAAACAGCTTTGGGCTTTGGATATGTATGCGACTTATGATGAATATACCGACGAAATAACCGTAACCTTACCAAGACGATGAAAAAGAACGGATTTGATATTGCCCCGGAAGAAGGAACACCCGTACCGCCGTTTGTTGATTTGGCGAAGGAATATAAAACCGCAGAAGGTTTCGAAGTTAAATTTGCCGTTATAGATGGCGATGTCGTTCACGGCTTCTTTAAAAGGGACAATAAGATATGGAATCTTTGCCCGTGGCAAATCGCTGACGGCTCTTGGAAACATGCTCTTGATGCGAATAAAGATGAACTTCGTCTTGTTGAATGCCCGCCGTTCAAAGCTGTCAGTGTTGAACTGATCGTTACGGAAGATCATTGTGTTTTTAAAGAAGGCGATCTTCCGGGATACGAAGTTGAATTTGCCCGTATCCTGATTAATGCAAAAGTTGAACAAGGTCAAAAACTTATTCTTAAAAACTAATGATGAATCGGAGAAAGCACGTTTGGCTTATTCCGGGGAAAGAGTATATCGAATTCATCAAGACCGATGATGGGTATACTCTTAACTGTAAAGTGCTTGATACTAACTGCCGGGCTGTCCGCGTATATTCAGGTAAGGCCACAAGCACGGACAGCTTTTTTAAATATTACGGTAATCTTCTTACGTACGTGATGGGTGGCGAACTGGTTATGATCGAAACGCTCGACGGGTTTGTTCGACTGGAAAATATTAGACATATTCAATTTTTAACTACATAATGGAAAATAGACCAATAGAAATTGTTATTTATGGCGTCCCGTACAGCATCGGGGAAGGCGGGTATCTGACCATTCCGCAGTACGCAAAGAAATACCTGCGGTCGGTATCCGCTGTTTACCAATGGATCGACCGGGACATCATAAGGGGCGGCGACATTCTGGAACTGCCGGAACTGAACGGGCTTCGCCTGATCCGGGACAAGGTTTATATTGTTGGTAAGTATGTCAAGAAGGAAGGGGCAAAACCTTTGTTTGACGCGGATTTTGCAACTGAGTTCGATGAAGCAATCCGTATGATCTTGCACGAACGTCAAGAGCAGATCGAGAAGTTCGGATACACGAAAGAACACGCTTTGGAACATCTTGAATGGTATTCGGAAAACCAGCTTATCAAGGTTGGCGATTTTTGTTCCGATCCTGCGGTTTGCGCTTATCCGGGCGGATGGCAATTAGCTTTTTATAACAAGATCGTCAACGAAAAGACACTGACCGAACGCTTGATCTACGCCGGGGCTTTTTATCTGGCACAGGAAGAAATATTTGGTAAGACGAAGGTAACGCGCTCGAAGCTGCGCGGGGCGGTTGTACGGCTTCAAATGGCACTTAATCAAGTTGACTGGTCATGAATTTTATAGAAGTAAATATCCCAAATAAAATTTTGCCGGTCGTATTTGATGAATATATTATTGGTCAAATGAAAGTGCTAGGTTTTGAAAGTTGTTCGGTTATGGTAATCGGACACAGATCATATCCGATACAGAATTAAAGCGGATACGCCGGCACACTTTTTCCAATTAGGGGTTCTTGTTACGTGCTTAATCACAGAATTTAAATCATGATAAAAACCGCAAACATATCGCCGGACGGCAAGTGTCGGTACACACTGTCCCGAATCTGGAACGATGACCTGCCGAAAGTGCTTTTCGTTATGCACAATCCGTCGAAAGCGGATGCTTCGCAAGACGATCCGACAATAACTCGGTGCATTAACTTTGCAAAGTCTTGGGGTTACGGCGGGATTTATGTCGGTAACGTTTGCCCGTACCGCGCAACCAATCCGAAAGATTTGGATACCGCTATTCTTCCGGCCAAGTACATTGTTATAAACGACGCGCATCTTGAAAACATGGCTAAGTTGTGCGAACTTCATGTATTGGCGCACGGCGTTTTGCATAAGCGAATCGAATACATGGCGAATTTATTATATTTGAATCCGACGTTTAAATTCAACGCGCTTGGATTGACAAAAGCCGGGCACCCTCGGCACCCCCTTTATTTACCTTCAATTTCATATCCTGTTCCATTTAAACCATGAAAAGAAAAGCGTTAGCACTAATTAAAAAATTAGGCTTGAAATTACTAAAATGGCGGTCGTATCGGTCAGATATGGGCTGCCAATGTTACGAAATTGAAATCGAACATAAGGGTAAGTTTGAATCTTTTTACGATTCGTATTTTCCGGGCGAACTTTACGGGGCTAAAATGGTCGATGGAAAAGTAGTCGGCGGCGTATCCCAAAAAGATTTGATGTACAAAGAAATTTTAAACTTTTTAAGATCATTTGAATGAACCCAAAGGAAAAGAATTTAACAGC